TAAATTTAGTATTATAAATTATGAAGGCACAACAACAAACGATACGGCAACAGAATTATTTATAGGCGGGTTTAATAATGCAAGATTTACTATAAATGAAGATTACGAAAGCGTATTTTATATAGAGTTACGCGCGGTATGTTTAGACAGCACTAACAACGAAGCGGCTTTAAGGTCTAGGCTATTATTATACAAATATGTTAATAGTACGTTGACAGAATTACTAGACAGCGATTATTTAAATACAGGCGATAGCGCATTAACTGCAGTAAATATAACTGTTGCGCCTGTAGCAGGTACGCCCGATTATATAGAAGTAAAAGCAACAGGCATAACAGGCAAAACAATTAACTATAGTTTAACATTAATGATAAACGAGGTAAGAAATGGATAAAATAACACAGTTAAAAATTGTAGGCGAAATGATTAACGTAAGTTTTGCAGCTTTTAAGGACGTCTTGCCGTTAATTACAAAATACAAAGAAAAAACAGATTATAACGCTATAATATTAGGCAAATGGCTAAAGAAGAAGTAATATTAAAAGTAAAAACAGACGTCAGCAACGCTAAACAAGGTTTAGAAGACGTTAAAAAAACTACTACAGAAACTAGCAACGCAGCAAGTGAAGCGGCGGGCAATTTTTCTGTAATGGGTGTTAGTATAAACGGTATAAAAGCCGCATTTGCTAAAGTTATACCTATGGCAAAGGCAATGTTTACTACTATAAAAGGCGGTATAGCAGCTACAGGTATAGGCGCACTATTAATAGCATTTGCAGCGCTTAGACAATTTTTTACAGATAACGAAGAAGGCGCTAGTAAATTAAAAATGATACTAAGCGGTATAGGCGTTGTTACAGGTAACATTACAGATATTTTAAGCGAATTAGGTAAAAAAATGTTTGAAGCATTTAGTAACCCAAAACAAGCTATTGCAGACTTAAAAGACGCTATAGTAGAAAACGTAGAAAATCGTATTGAAGGTATGATTAAATCGTTTGGCGCTTTAGGTAAGGTTATTAGCGGCGTTTTTAAAGGTGATTTAGGCACTATCAAAGAGGGTATGTCAGAATTTGGCGAAAGTCAATTACAAGTACTTACAGGCGTTGAAGACATAACAGGCAAAATATCTAAAAATATATCTGATTTTACAAAACAAACTAAAGAAGAAGTAGCTATAGCAATGCAACTAGAACGCGACAGGCTAAAGCTACAACAGTTTGAACGTAAAGCGCTAGTAGATAAAGCTAAAACTGAAAGTGATATTATGAAACTTAGGTTAATGGCTAGGGATAGAGAGGAATTTGCAGCAGAAGAACGGTTACAGTTTATGCGTGAAGCAAACAGACTAGCAGACGAACAGTTAAAAAAAGATTTACACGTAGCTAACGAAAAGTTAAGATTTCAGCAAATAGAAAATAGCTTCAGTAAATCTAGTCAAGAAAACCTAGACGCTGAAGCACAACTAGCGGCGTCAGTTCATAACATAACACGAAGTAATCATAGCGAACGTAAGCGTATGAAGTCTGAAGAACAGGCGTTAGTTCGTGAAATGGCAGCACTAGAAAAATCAGCAGAAACAGCAAGACTGAAAGCTATAAAAGATAGAGAAAAAGCAGAAGACGACGCAAGAAAAAAACGCGAAAAAGAAGACGCCGAAGAATTAAAAAGACAGCAAGAAAGAAGAAAGGCACAACAAACGGGCGTTATGGAAGGTTTAAAACAAACGCAGGAAGTTTTTGGTAAAGAAAGCGCAGCAGGTAAAGCCGCAGGCGTAGCACAAGCTACAATTAACACACATCAAGCGGCTAGTAAGGCGTTAGCGCAATTTGGCGTACCTTTAGGTTTACCTTTTGCAGCTTTAGCAATAGCCGCAGGATTTAAACAAGTAAAAGCTATACTAGATACACCCGAGCCACAATTAGCTAGAGGCGGTATAGTAGACGGTATAGGTACTAGCACTAGCGACAGTATAAGCGCTAGACTATCAAGAGGCGAAAGTGTAATAAATGCAAATAGTACAAGAATGTTTAAGCCATTATTAAGCGCGTTAAACGTTGCGGGTGGCGGTCGTTCTTTTGCTAATGAAGACGCAACAGGCGGCGCAACTTTAGGCGTAGTAAAAGCGTTTGTAGTAGCTGACGATATGACAAAACAACAAGATAAATTAAGTAAAATAAGAAGAAAAGCAACAATATAAAAAAATAGAATTATGCCCTGTACAAAATGTGATAACGGAAAATATAAATTTGGTAACGGTAACTGTATTTATGATACTTTACAAGAATGTGAAGACGCAAACAGAAGTTACGACATTGTAGAATTAGTAATAGACGAAGAAAACGAAGCGCTAGCAATAGACGCTATTAGTTTGGTTACGTCGCCTGCAATAGAAACAGATTTTGTTTATTTAAATGCTTTAGAAAACAATTTAACACTAGCTAAAGTAAACGAAGAAAAAAGACTATTAGTTAGTCCTGCGCTTATACCTTATAAACAAATATACAGGTACGACGCAAATAAAGACAAAGATTATTACGTATACTTTACAGCAGAAACAGTACGCAAAGCGGCTGAAAGTTATATGAAACATCAAAACACTAATAACGCAACAATACAACACGAAAATAAAGTAACAGGCGTACATACTGTTGAAAGTTGGATAGTAGAAAATAGCACTAACGACAAAAGTAATTTATACGGTTATGAATTGCCTGTCGGTACGTGGTTTGTTACTATGCGTGTTTTAAACGACGAAGTATGGGCGCGAATAAAAGACGGTGAATTAAAAGGTTTAAGTATTGAGGGGTATTTTGTTGACAAAATGCAAACTTTAGCTAAAGAAAATTTAGACAAAGTCGGTAGTATGGTAACAGACGGTAAAGACGGTAAAATAGATTTACCTTTATATGACAATGAAGAAGACGCATTAGCAAAAGCCAAAGAGTTAGGATGTGAAGGCGTACACGAACATACTTTAGACGGTAAAACTGTATATATGCCCTGCGCAGACCACGATATAATCAAAACAATAGCAGAATTGCTAGAATTAGATATAGACGATAAAAAAAAAGTTAAATTAGCTAGTTATACTGACTACCCAAAAGGCGCAACGGCTAACGCGGAACGTGCAATAATAGAGAACGAAGAAAGGGGTAATAAATGCGCTACCCAAACAGGAAAAGTAAGGGCGCAACAACTAGCGGCAAGACGACCTATAAGCTATAAAACTGTAAAGCGTGTATATAGCTATTTGTCAAGAGCAAAAACATATAACACAGGCGATTATAACGATTGCGGCACTATATCATATAATCTATGGGGCGGTGATGTAATGTTAAGATGGGCAGAACGTGTTATAAATCGTGAAAATAAAACAGAATAAATAGTATTATATTTTACTTTATGCAATTAGTATTTAAAAATAACTTTTAGAAAAATGGAATTAAAAGAACGTATAAAAATAGCTTTAGGTTTAAATACTGAAGCAACAAATACAGAAGAAATAAAATTAGCTTACGAAGCTAAGTTAGAAGACGGTACTATTATAGTATCTGAAGCTGACGAATTAGCAGCAGGTATAGTTTTAAACATCTTATCAGAAGACGGCATACAGACGCCAATGCCCGAAGGTAACTACAAATTAGAAGACGGAACAGGTTTTAGCGTAGACGCTGAAGGTTTAGTAACTGAAGTTGTAGAAGTTGAAGCTGAAGACGAAGAAGAAGACGATTTAAAAGAAGAAGATGATAAACGTATGTATTCAGAAGAAACAATGTTACAGGAAGTAGGCGCAGTAGTAAAAGAGTTGTTAGAAGAAGTAAGAAACGATATTAGCAGAATTACTGCAGAATTAGACGAATTAAGAGGCGAAAATTTAGCAAAAGACGAAAACATAGTAGATTTACAAAAAGAAAATGTAGAGTTGTCAAAGCAAGTCGAAGATTTAAAAGACGAGCCAAGCGCTGAGCCTACTAAAGTATCTAAATTTGCAGACAATAAAAAAAGAGTTGAGTTAAGCGCTACAGATTACGCTAAACTTACACCACAACAAAAATATTTATATAACTTTAATAATAAATAAATTATGGCATTAACTATTACAAGTTCATCATACGCAGGTGAACACGCGGGTTTATATATAAGCGCCGCACTAAAGCAAGCAGACAGTTTGCAATATATGACAGTTAGAGAAAACGTTAATTATAAAGAAGTAGTTAACAAAGTTGCAGGTAGTGACTTAGTTAAAGACAGAACGTGCGCATTTAACGAAAATTCAGCAACTTTAACACTAACAGAAAGTGTTTTAGAGGTTGAGCCTTTCCAAGTTAATATAGACGTATGTAAAAAAACTATGTTATCTGATTGGTCATACAATCAAATGGACGATTTCACAGCTTACGCAGTAAGTTACTTAGCTGACAGTATAGCTGATAGCGTAGAAAATTCTATTTGGCAAGGTACTACAGCAACAAGCGGACAGTTTAACAAAGTAGCGTCTGCAGGTATGACAACATCTAGCGCGTCTGCGGCATATTCAGCAGCAAACATTATCGCAAACTTAGCTACACTAGCGGCAGATATTCCAAGTAGTGTATATATGAAAGACGATTTATATATTTATATGAATAAAAAGACATATAGATTTTATATTAACGCTATTTCTGCGCTTTCTGCATTTCCTTTTAATAATATGGGGCAATATGAGCCTGTATTTGAAGGTATCAAAATAGCGGTTTGTAGCGGTTTAGCAGATAATCAAATGTTTGCAGGTCAAAAATCAAACTTATTCTTTGGTACGTCATTATCTAGTGACTTAACAGAAATTAGAGTTTTAGATATGGCAGACCTAGACGGTAGCGATAATATTAGAATGGTTGCTAAGTGGACGGCAGGCGTTCAAGTTGGCGTAGCGTCAGATTTTACGTTTCAATCGTAATTAAATTAGTATACGGGGGTTTAATCGCCCCCGTTAATTTTAAAATTTTATAAAATGGCGTGTGAATTAACAAAAGGTAGAAGTTTAGACTGCAAAGATATTGTAGGCGGTGTACGTGCGGTTTACTTTGTACAATTAGCTGACGCAACTACGGTTTTTTCTAGTGGCTCGTTGACTGATTTAGATATAGCAGGTAGTGGCGGCGGTGACAAACTGTTTAAATATACTGTACCTAGAGGTACGGCAAATTTTACAGAAACTATAACCGCAAGCGCTGAAAATGGAACAGTATTTTATGAGCCTACAGTTAACATAAAATTACATAAACTAAGTACAGCAGACCAAAACGAAATAAAACTACTAGC